CTAGATAGAAACCACATTTAAGGTAAGTGAGACCTCTGGTTACAAACGTTGCGCAGTATGAATTATTTAAAATCATCACATCAGAACTCCTGTTAATAGCCCGAAAGGGCCTTAATTCAGACAAGTTCTTGAAATTGATGCATGTTATTATAATACAAACTTAAAAGAGATCTAAAGCATTTCGCTAAAATCTTGCATTTCGCTGAGAGTTCTATCGAACTCACCAGCAATAAATCGGATTTTAGAGTCATATTTAGTGATCTTTTTCTTCTCTCTTCAGTCTATCGAAGATATACTTAAGAGAGGATCATACTCAACCAGTTTCCGGAGTTCAATGACATTATCATATCCATAAGTATGGATAGGACATGGTTCATTGAACTTTTCACGCATGCTCTCGAAAGAGAATGCATATATCCAAAAACCTGGCCCCACAAGCTTCAAGAGGGATTCTAACACCCTCAGTGATCAATGAGAAGAGGAGTAAGTCTTTCACCAGTCACGGTAAAAGGCTTCACATTCAATCTCATTCTTAAGCTTACTCTCTCTCCATTCATTTAAGAAATTCTGTTTTAACGAATTTCCTAAACAATAGAGAAACAATTTTGGGTCTGGTGTGGAGGAAAGTCCTCAAGTTATTGTACCAACATCAACTTGATTTTCTCCATTTGCACCACCAAGACCGAGAGTAGATCATAAAGCTAATAAGGGCTCTTTTAGGTCCCTTATTAGTGTTAGAAGCTGTGGTAAAGATTCTATAAGATGAAGCTTAACAGCCTCACCTAGTAAAACCCCCTTATAGGGATCACTCCTAACTGTTCGCAGGATTAAACCTGGACCAATGGGAGTAATATCTATATTAGGGCCTCTTCAAACTTTTGCAAATTCTGCAAACTCAGAAGAGACTATCGATTTACTTAAATTAATAGAAACTCCTAATATTTTCATAATTGCAAGGTATTCCCGAGCTACATCATCCTGCATTATGACAATATCATCCCCAAGTACAGCATAAAGATTGAAATTCTTTATCCCACACCTTAAAGCACAATATCGAACAATAACATGATGAGTAACTGCGAGCATACCTCAAGAAGAATAGGCACCCATGGGTTGCCCCACTGAGTAACGATAAGACAACCCTTTATATCACCAAGGAATATCCAAGACCTGGGATCAAAGATCTCCAAGTTTTGGCCTTGCAATATTAAGAATGTCTCGTTGTAACTCAATAGGCAATCTATCCGTAGCTGCTGACAAATCGAAACAATGGAAAGTTTTGTTAACATCGTCCTTTTTACTACAAAGTAGTTTAAGGGGTGCATGTTGATCAAATGTTCCATCTGTTTCAAGATTCTTTAAGACTCTAAACAAGGAATTGTGTAGTGGTTTTAAAACAATCTGTAATCAGTAAGAACATATTGCTATGATTCTTGCTTTTCCAGCTTGATCTAAAACAACACCCAGTTTCCCAATCTTTAATAGGGGAAGAACTTTAAATAATCGTAAGATTAGATAAGGTACGAACCCTACTAAGGAAATACCCAAGATTCAGAGAATGAAGAGATAACCCCCTGTATTTACAGCATATCTAGTTAAATGGAAAAATTCGACTGGATATGATATAAATGCCAGGGCGTCCAAACTGGAACTTCATGCGGTTTTACCCGCATTTGGTCCAGCTGTCTCCATCTTCAAAAGAATCGGCTTGGTAAGTTTGAGTACTGATTTACCGAATACTTCCTTAACTGCACATTCTAAACTGGGTAGCGTTTTAGCTATTCCGTTAAATGGGTCAGTGATCGTGTCCAATTTTGGA